ACTAGGTGTAGGGCCTGTATTCGCTTTTGCTTGTTTTCTTTTTACGGCACCCGCACGCTGCCCTTTGGACATCGCTCTTGCTTTTGCAATGGGCACGCATTTTGGATAATTTTTTCTTTTTTCGCCACCACTTCTTCCACATTTCGGGTATGAGCCATCCGATTTTTTGTTTGCAATATCGACCCAATTTTCCTTCACCCATGCTCTTAAACCTTTTTTGGCCATTACGAATTCTTTCCGTAAGCTCTTCCTTTTCCTCTTTTGGCTAACTTACATTTTCCACCCATTCTAAAATTAACTCTTCCACCTTTATTAAGAAGTTTATATTTTGGTCTTTTACCAGGAACGTCAGGCATTGTTTTATAGTCTGGTCTTTTACCATCGTCAGGCATTGTTTTAACGTCTGGAGCAGGTATCATTCCTTTTGGAAATTTATCTTTAGGTGGAAATCTTTTATTATCAGTTTCAGCTTTTTCTACTTTCTTTTTTAATTCTTTTTTAACTTTACTATCTTCTTTTTTATTTTTAATTTTAGACACACCAGTTTCAATAGCTTTTTTAACTACACCTGCTGGTGTAAATTGTGTTACTTTTTTTAAAGTGTCTGATAATTTACTTTTATTATCATCAGAAGATTTTTTATCTGAACCAGTTACTCTAGCCATTATAGCATTCCTTTGTAATAATCATTAGTAGTCATTAATCCACCAGACATAGCTTTTTTTCTTTTCTTCTTGCCACCTGGTGTGACTTTACCTGAACATACTGCTGATGCGTACATGTTAGCATATGCTGACGGGTACACTTTGAATTTTCGCTTCGCTGCTGCTTTACCTCTTGGACAAAGTTTAGCCATTATTTTTTACCTATAGCTGCCATCATCATTGATGGTTTTTTATCTTTTTTATTTTTATTTTTTTTCTTAGCCTCAACAAATTTTCTAAGTTGCGGTGGAATAGTTCCTGCTTTAGCATTCATTCTTGAACCTTTAGCTGATGCTGCTGCAGATTTCATAGACTCAGTTTTATTATTGTCTTTGTCTAGATCTAGAAAATCAGGTTTAGTTCCTTTGGAATACATTCTTCTTCCCATTCCTCCACCCATAGCTTTAAATCTATTAGTGACCTGTGTGTTATATCTTTTATTTGGCATTATTTTTTTCCTCCGTTTCTAAATATTTGCGTTCCCTTTATACCATAAATACTCGCCACGACAAGTATCCAAAGATTTGTGAACCATGACGGGAGCTGCGAGAACATCTCGAAGAACAATTTTACCTTGTCCATCGCACTTGGATCGTCCGATATCACTGCCCAGGCGAGCACCAACACGGGCAAACTGAGAATTATCAAAACTGCCTCGTCCTTCCAGTCCGACTGTCGTGCCTCTAACAGTTTTCCCTGGTATTGTTCTTCACCTTTGGCCATACGTTCTGCATGCATCAGTTGTGCATCAGACATTGCCATCTTCGTTCTCTGCTTATTAGCATAAATCTTACTACCAGCAGAGACGGCTAATTTTATCGCCGATAACCACATATTAGTAAGCTTTAGAACTTCTTTTTTTCTCTGCTAGGACAGCACCTTGACCTTTTACTTCCATCTCAGGGCCACCTGTACCAATTAAATTTCTAGCAGCTCTGTTAGCAGTAGTTTCAGATCTTGGATCAATCTCTGTCTCTTGCTCACCAACTTTTACGTCAGTTATTTTATCTAGTTTTTCCATTTTTTCTCCTTATCCCTGCCTCATTCAAGGCAATTGCTATCGCTTGTTTACGATTTTTTACTTTTTTATCAGATTTTCCGATAGAAAGCTTCTTTTTTTTAAACTCTCTCATAACTTTTGCAACTTTTTTCTGTTTTTTGTCCATTTTTAGTTACCTTTTCTTACAATACTTACTTGTGGCATCATTTGATCACCTGTTGGTAGAGTTTTTCCTAAAATTGTCTTTTCAATCGACGTATTAGCTCTTAATTTTGCTAATTCTTCGTTTTGTTCCAGCTTTTCATCGCTGTTTTGTTGGTTCATCATTGCTTTCATCTTATCAAGATTCAATCTTTCGTCAGCATCTTTAGCTTTTCTAGCATTTTCTTGTGCTCTGATGTCTAATTCTCTTGATCTTAGTTTAGCAATAGGATCATTATCAAACTGAGAAGTTATTTTTTTCTCTTCTTCCATAAAATCACCCATCATCTCAGCAATTAGTTGTGCTTTTCTCGCATCTATTTTTTGAGTTATCTGCATAACTTGCATTTGCATCTGTTGAGCCATCATTGGATTCTGTTGCATCTGCATCTGCATAGTTTGTAGCTGTTGTATCTCATCTCTAAATTCTAATTCTACCTGTTCCTGTGACATTAAACTGATATGTTCGAAAATATTTTTTTCTAAAGATGCTATGACCATCGGATTATTTCTAGCCATGTTGGTTGCCATAAAATTTAAGTGAGCAGTTATGTGTGCTCTATGATCTTGACCTGGAAAAGCTTGAAACTGTCCTCCACTCAAAGCCTGTATGTGTTCTAATGCAGGGTCCATTGGTTGTGGTGGTTGTGGTCTCATTAATATTTGATCAATATTTTTTACACCTAAAGCTTCGTACATATTTCTGTACGCAGCATAAAGATTGTGCATCTGTGGATTTGAGGTTGCCAGCTGCAACTCAGTTTGAGCGAGGGAAATACGCTGAGTTTGTGAAAAAATGTTGGGGTCTGCAACTGGCAATATATCTACTCTATCATCAAAGTCAGATTGTTTAATCATTCTTTGTGCCCCAACTACGTCATACGGATATTCTTGAGGTAGATATAATTTGAATACTCTTGCTAAAATTCTAAATTCATTTTTTAAAGCAGAGTAAATTCTTTTGTGGATTGCAGACATTGTTCTTGATCCTCTCTCAAGAAGAGCAACTGTGGTTCCAACTGCAGCTTGTTGATTGCCATCACCAACTTGTAAGTCAGCAATAGATGCAAATCTCTGTCCTGCTTGTACCACGATACCCATTAGATTTAATAATGTTGCAGACGGTTCTTTGAAAGGAAGCATCATAAATGAATCTCTTAGATTACCACCTGGTGCATCTACATCTCTAAACTCACCTGGTTGTATTGATTGTGCATCATCTCTGATTCTGATACCACGCATCTTAAATCCTGCCGGTAGATTAGATAATGTTCCTGCATCTAGTAATTGTCTTAATGCTGCTGTTGCTGTTCTAGATAATCCACCAATCATATGTATCAAACCAAAACCATAGAATCCTAAACCAGGTAAAAATTTAAAATGTACAAAATATTGTATCTTCTTTTTAGTTTGATCACCTATCTCATAGTTTCTTTTAATAGATAATATCTCTCTTGATCCCTCTTCTAGAGTTACAATGTATGGAATTTTAATTCCTGATGGTTCACCAGTTTCTTGATTCATATCTTCAAATCCCTCAAGATCTAAATTAATATGACATTCTAATAAAGTATAAACATCTTCGTTTGTAGTTTTAGATGTACCTTCTAGTTCGGCTTCTTTTTTCTCAACATCTGTTTCTTTGTCTTGTGCTTTTCCAATTTCAATATCTCTATAAAAACCTGCAACTTGTTGTTTTCTTAATTCGTTTGCAGAAATTTTTACACGATGAATAATCGCTTCCGCATCATCTAATGAGGTAGCTGTGTACGGAACGATTAAATCATCTGCTGGAACAAATTTACTTACGGCTCTCTGTTCCATTTCATCGTAGTAAACTTTTTTAAATGTACTACCTGAAAGTGGTAAATGAAATAACATAGAATCAAACTCTGGTTCATACTCTTTCATCTTTTCCATTATTTCATAATTCATAAAATCTTTTACACGTTCTGCTTGACGTGTTTTTTCTTCATTGGGTGCTCCTAGAATCTGTGTTCTTACAGGTCCGTCTGCCGGTAATAATTCTTTGTAAGCTAACGCTTGAAACTGTGTGACTGCTTCTGCTAACACTGGGTGTGTTGCACCAGACGCCCCTTGAAAAGGTTCTGTTCTATTATCGTATTTAAATCCTAAAAGATCTAGACCCTTTGTATAACTTTGTTCCCAGTCTTTTCTTGAAGACATGTAGTCCATGTATTTTGAATTAAGGTCAGAAGCTAATCTTCCTAATGCATCATCAGGTAAAAATTCTGCTAGGTTTGCGTAGTGCTCGTCACCACCTTCTGGTGATGCTGCAGATGGTTCTAAATCAATTGTTGCTGATCCATCTTCATTTTCTGTAATCTCTACAGCATCGGGTGATGCTTGTTCTTCTTCGATTGTTTCTACAACCTCTTCTCTAATCTCTTCTTCACCTGGTACTTCAAATTCTTTTCTTGTGTTTGGAAGTGCTTTGTCTATGTCTGCCATTTATTTTCTCCGTAAGTTTAACATCTTTAACAGTATTGTACTCAATATTCAACCCCTGAGGCGTGGGTCCTGATTCAGGCGGCAGGAGCCATTTCTTAGGGTAGCTTGATGTTTTTGATTTGGTCATTGTACTTTCCGAATGTTGTTTGTCCTACTTCTTCAAAATCATCTGTCATTTTTGCTAGATCTTTTGCTCTCTCCGCTGCAGCAAACTCTGGATCATTTCTTCTCATATAGTTGTTAATTGCTACGTTTGGATCTCCAGAATCAAAAGCCATAGCTTTATCTATATTAGATAACTCAATACCTTGTTGTTTTGCTAAAGCTTGAGCATCAAACAAAGCTTTAGTACCATATGCATACCCTATGGGTTTAATAACTTTACCAACACCTTTTAAAACTTTACCTGTCGTAGACAATATTTTATCTTTCAATCCAGCTGATTGAAATTTATTTAGATCTGAGACCATTTGTTTTTTTAATCCTTTGATTTCATTTTTGGATAAATCTGCAAGAACTCTGCCACCTTTAATTCCAGTTCCTCCAAATTTTTTACCTATAAAGCCCCCTTGTCCATCTGGGACCACTTCATTAAAACCAATTAATTTTCTATATTCTTTTGG